TATAACATTGGCTACAAAATGACTGGTAAATTGGCCAGAATCACACAATTTACCGCGCCAGTTACTATTCCAAATACTGATTCGGCTGATGACTTTGTGGATAAAAACGGCGTGCAAAAAACATTCGTACAACAACGTGGCTTTGCAACTGACGCCGAAGGAAACTCCACAGGGGACGTTCGCGAACTTCGCGAAAGAGGGATTGTGGATGAACCTCTTACTGGGCCGAAAGAGATATCTCCGCGCGGAGATGCCACGGGAGAAGCCTCCAGTTTTTATGATGAGGATGATTAATCATGAGAACCAGACAAGAATTAGAATTCAAGCCCGGAATTGATCACGTTCCATCAGGACACGAAGGAACAAATTTAGCAGACGATTTCACGATGCCAAGTTGCGATCTTGTTGACGTTGATCGTTCCGTGAAAGACCTTTTTAAAAAAGGCATCAAATATAATACAGGCAGAGCGGAAGGAAGTCCAAGTAACGATCCTCGCGATCCTTCTTCGGCTGCTTCTGAAATTAAAGTCAAAGTACGTTTCGTATCTGGCGAGCGTTTTGCAATTAATCAGAATGAGCTCCATGACAAAAACGGCCAAATCAAACTTCCGATGATTTCTATCAAGCGCGGTAGCATCGAGCAGAGTGTAGAAGACATGACTGGTCGCGGAATCAACCAACAAACTGGTCAGTTGGTCATCAAAAAAAAATTGTCTGATAAAGATAAAAATTACCAAAATCTCATCAACAAACTTGGGTTAAAAAACAATATTGCCGTTGCTTCTCGACGTACTCAGGCAGCTTTGAAAAATAATGGCCGCATCACGCAGGGCGGTTTGTTGGATTCTCAAATAAAAGATAACATTTTTGAGATTATTACTATGCCCGCGCCGCAATTCATTGCAGTGAATTACGAAGTGGCATTTTGGGCACAACACTTTGATCACATGAATATGATGATTCAAAGAACGATCCAATCTTATCTCACACAAGGCAAAACATTCAGATTGACCACACCCAAAGGCTATTGGTTCATCGCAACTACTGATGATTCTTTTGAAACAAAAGACAACTACGAAGATTACGCTGATCAAGAAATCATTAGAAAATACACTTTCAACATAAAAGTGAAAGCGTATTTGATTGATGGAGCTTCCCCTGCCAATCCAAATCCTTTTAGGCGTTATATCTCTGCTCCGTTCTTGTCTTTTGGAATCACAGAAGCTCCGGGCAAAGTTTTCAGTAAATCACAAATTAAATCCGAGAAAAACAAATTTGATTTGGCCCCTTTGGATGAAAATGAACGCCAGGAGCTTACCGAAAACGAAAAAATCGTTGTCGAAAAAACAAATCCATTTTTGGAATATTTACATATACTCTCAACTAATCAAAAGTCCGGCGAAACAATATTTCAAGTCTCCAACCCAGCCGCTTTCGATATTTTCATAAAATGAAATAATTTCTCGTTATTATTGTTCAATAAAAAAACGTTTAGATGTAAACCGCTTGGTGGAGAATAGTTATCGCCAACGATGTTTTCATTTTTTTTAAACCAACACGAACGAGAGGTTAATCAGTTATGACTGAACAATCCTTTAAAGTACCCGGATTTTATGCAATCGAAACGGACCTTTCTGCTCCTGTAAAAGTACAACCTTCTGGTGTACCCGCGGCAGTGGTTGGAACCTCACTGAGAGGCCCTGCTTTCGTTCCTGTAACTGTGTCAAATTTTCCTGAATTTGCTGCACAATTTGGACCTTTAGATCCAAAACGTTACGGACCTTACTCGATGAATGAGTTTTTAAAAAACCGAAGTTCAGCCACGTTCGTTCGTGTGCTTGGCGCAGGTTCGAATGAAACATCAGCCGACATTTCGGAAACAGAAGCCACTGGTCGCGTGAAAAACGCTGGTACTAAAATTATGGGTGGTATTGTTGAACCAAGTGCCGACCCAACAACTGATCCTGTCGATTTTAGACACTCTGGCACTGTTCAATTTATTGCCGCCAAGCACGAAGTTTCAACTTATGAAGCTTTCGGTTTGCCGATGTTCACGAACAACAACAGCTTTGGGATAACAGGCCCAGGCCAAGATGCTTATTTGCTTCGTGCAATGGTGTGGCTGGCTTCAGACGCGCGCATGATGGTCCTAAATGGTGGTGAAACTCCATCTCCTACGACTTTCTTGCCTGCCATCACATCATCCATTCCAAGCCCGGATGATGTTGCTAGTTTAAATGACGGCTTGTTCAAACTCGTGATTTCATCTTCGGCTGGCGCTAGTTTTGCAACAACTGATGGCCTTGCTGGTATTCGTATTTTCTCGGCCTCATTTGATCCGACGAGCGTAAATTATGTAGGAAAAATTCTCAATACAGACCCTACAAAATTTGGAACAGAAAAACATTATCTTCATTTAGATTTTGCAGTTGACGCCGAAATTGCTGCTGTATCGGCCGATACTGGTTCTATCGCCATTCTTTCGGGATCAGCCGATACTGTTCCATCGGGAGACGCAACAATCAACTTCCGTAATGCTTTTGGTTTATTTGACACTCGTTTCAAAACACCAAAAACTTCTTGGTTCATTTCGCAACCTTTCGGAAGAACAGAAAATGATTTGTTCTATGTTGAGGCCCTTGACGATGGCGAATTTGCGAACAACAAATTCAAAATCTCGATTTCTGGCTTAAAAATGTCGGTTGATCCAACGTATTTATACGGGACTTTTACACTTTCAGTTCGTCTATTCAGTGATACCGACTTGAATCAACAAATTGTAGAATCATTCTCTAATTTGAGCCTAGATCCAAGTTCTGCAAACTATATTGCTAAGAAAATTGGAGATATCAAATATCGTTACAACTTTGATTCAAATAACGAAGATGAACGTCGCGTCATGCAAGATGGAAAAAATGCAAATCAATCACGTTTGATCCGCGTGGTTATGCACGAAAATGTAGAGAATAAATTGACTTCTCCATTGTGTCTTCCATTCGGATTCCGTGGTGTTCAAATTCTAAAATCAAACGTTCAACGCAGTGCCAATGGTGTTATTTCTGATCTTGCGCCTTTGGGGGAGAAACGTTTAGGCGGAACGGCATCGGGTATCGATACCCGATTACTAGGTTCTTTGGTTCCTCCAATGCCGTACCGATTCAAAATAACTCGCGGCCCCGTAGAAACCTCCCCGCCTGCGGCTAATGCTTTTGCTGGGTATCCTGGCATTAATGAAATCGTTGATTCAAGGCTTCATTGGGGTGTCAAATTTGAACGCAACAACATTGTATTAAACCCAAACACAATTCAAGAAACCAACCCCCTTATTGCGCAAATGTCAAAATTTATGGGCTTAAAAAACCTTGATCTTTTAGTGACTGGCTCAGATGCCGACTCAATTTGTGACAATAAATTCACTCTGGCCAAAGTAGCATTATCGAATACCAGTATTGATGATATCACTGGAAGTGTTGATGTTCACATGAAGGAAGCCGCTTACATGCGGGACGCTACTTTGGCGCTTAACGATTACCGAATCATTGATTCAGGACCAACCTCGCCCATCTCTCGCGTAACAATGGCAACCCTGTTTCTTGAGGGGTCAAGGTCTTTCAATAAATTCAGCGATTATTTGAAATTCAGCACTGTTATGTACGGTGGTTTTGATGGTGTGAATATTTTGGATAAAGAAACTTTCTACCTTACCGATAAAGCTGCGTCAACAGCCGAAGGCGGCGGAGCGTATACAGGATTCACTTCTCCAGGGTTCGCCTCAAGTATGGCCGGAATAGGAAGTGTCAATAGCACAGTTGGTTCTTACCGAGTAGGCGCAAAAATCGCAACTGATCCTACATTCGCCAGCATCAATAAAACCGTTCCTAGCGCAAACGTTATTAGCGTACCGGGCATTCGTGACCCGTATGTCACTGATTATGTTATGGATCGTGTTAGAGAATATGGCTTAGGCATTTATCTGATGGATATTCCATCTTACGATGATGACGGAGTAATTATTTTTGATGGTGATGCAAGCAGTTATCCAAATGTCGATCAAACCATTGAACAACTTGATAGACGAGCAATCGATAATAACGCCGTTGCAGTTTATTATCCTGATGTAACAATTCGCGATAATTTTAATTCAAGATTGATCAGCGTGCCACCTTCTATTGCCGCAATATCGGCTATCGGCTTTAATGATCGAGTTGGATACCCATGGTATGTGCCAGCAGGAACAAACCGCGCGTCGCTCGATTTTGTTTCGTCAGTCGCGGTTCGGCTTGACACAAAAGATCAAGCCAAATTGCAAGATTCTCGTATTAATCCGATTGTGAAAATGCCAACTGAAAACAACCAAACTTTCTATGCCATCATGGGCCAAAAGAACATGAAGCAATCAAAAAGTGCTCTCGATCGAGTCAATGTTGTAAGAATGTTGTTAGAAGTAAAACGTGTCGTTGTTGATATCACTCAAAGATTGATTTTCAACAACGACATCCCAGCACAACGAAAACAATTTGTTGCGCTGGTGACGCCAGTGCTAAGTTCGATTCAAACTCGCCAAGGTATTGATAAATTCGTTGTGATCTGCGACGAGCGCAACAATGGCGATGCAGATGTTTTGAATCAAAAATTCAGAGCTACAATTAAATTAGTCCCAACTCGCGCAATCGAATATGCTGAGATTAATTTCATTATCACCAACGGTAACGTTGAATTTGTTTGAGTTAAAATATGTTGAGACACATTACTTATGCAAAAGCGTTCTTGATTGAATGAGATTTACCAACATTTTAGAAAATAAGAAAACGAGAAAATAAAATGGCCGAAACAGTCTATCAAAGTGCCGGAGTTAATACTCGTATTATCGATTTATCGAATCCGCAAAACGTGGTTCCATCAGGTGTTCCGGCAGCAATTGTGGGAACAAGTCAAAAGGGTCAAGCTTTCGTGCCTACGACTGTTGCCAACATCAGCGAATACACAAGCCTTTTTGGCTTGCCAACATTTGATCACGTTAATGGCCCTTTGGCAACGATCGAATGGCTAAGAAATGCACAAGCCGCGACCTATACTCGCATTCTAGGCGTGGGTACAGGTTTGGCTCGTACTGACTCAGGCAAAGTAGCTGCCGCTGGTTTCGTTGTTGGTTCAAGACAACCTGACTCAGCCGGGGCATTAGCTGTAAATCCCTATGCAGTAACCCTTGGTGTTCCTGGCCGAGTCCATTTTCTCGGAGCATTAATGTCCGCCACAGCAGGTTCGGCTATTTTTAGCGACGCAGGCTTGCAGCCAAACGAAACAGCAGTACCAATTGTTCGCGGAGTTTTATTTGCAGCAAGTGGTGTTGTGCCGATGTTGTCAGCTTCGTGGGGGCCAGTGGGTTTTAGCGCACGACCATCTCCAACTGTTGCAGCCTCCTTTGCTGCATTCAGTGGATCAATTTCTGGGTCTGTAGACCTTACTGATGGCAAGCAAGAATTCGTTCTTCTTCTAAATGGCCACAAAGGCACGCTTGAACAATATCCAAATTTAATTACCGCTTCTTTCGATTCAAGCGCAAGTAATTATTTCGGAGACGTGTTAAATCGCGATCCTTACAAGCTTCAAGAAGCCGGGTATGTTCTATACACAGCATATGATGTGAACACTAATTTTGCGGTTGTCACAGGGACGGGATTGCTTTCGGACAATTACAGTGCTGGCGATGCGTCAAACACCGTAGCAGCAGGAAAAGAACCGTCTGCGTTCTTAACTTACGGTGCGTCTTCTTACAACTCTGGGTCTACAACTATTCCTTGCTTCGAGAGTTTTGAAGATCGTTTTCAAGCTGCTCGCACTCCATGGGTTGTGTCTCAAAAATTTGGTGGAAGCCCAGTTAATCTTTTCCAAATCGAGCTGATCGACGACGGCGAAGAACCAACGGCAAAAGTTAAATTCTCTATCGAGAACCTGACTCGCTCACCTTCCCCAACATACAAATACGGCACGTTCGATTTAATCGTTCGTAAATTTGATGACAACGACTCTAATAAAATTGCTTATGAGCAATATCGCGGCTTGAATCTTGACCCGAACTCTCCTCGCTACATTGCTAAAATTGTTGGCGACAAAAAAATATTTTTCAACTTTGACGTGAACGAAAGTGCGCAAAGAATGGTTGAAGACGGAGAATACCTTGGACCATCGGCTTACATTCGCGTAAAAATGGCAGAAGATGTTAAAAACAAAAATGTAAATGCCGAAGCACTCCCTGTTGGGTTCCGCGGAATCTCGCATTTGGTGACTTCAGGTACGGCACCATTAACGAACATCACGGGACCGGGCTACAACGTTGCAACAATCTTAAATAAAGCTGTTCAACCACCCATACAAATGAGATTGAATATTGCTCGTGGCTCTGTTCCGACGCAATCTGTTAATCGTTCTTTGTATTGGGGTGTTCAGTTTGAGTACCAAAGCGACATCGGGGAAATTAATTCGGATCTTTCTGTAGAGCCGTCTATTGCCGAATACACAAAATTCTTTCCAACTTTCCAAGAGCAATGGATGAATGCCTATGCCGGTGAAAACGAAGGCGCCACCGACACTGCTGCAAACGGCATTGTCGATGCAGATCGTTTCTGCCATAACGCTTTCTCTCTTGAGAAAATCAAAATCAGATACAACTCGTCCACTAGTATTGCAGATCCGTCAACGGCTGCATCATGGGTATATGTTCGTAATGGTATCATCGTTCCCGATGGCGGTACGTTTACACGGGCTTTCACTGTCGGGGATTTAGATGACCCAAGCGTCCGTGCAATGGCTAAATTTAGCTTCTTTGCTCAAAGCGGGTTTGATGGTTCAAATATTTTCAACAAAAAAGCCAAATTTTTTCAAAACCAAGCAGTTATCGAAGAAGTTAATAACTCCTCGCGTGGACTCACCAACGGACCAACCGTTAAAGCTTATAGCAAAGCTTTGGATATCATGTCAAATACAACTGATGTGTTTTTCAAAATTTTGTCTGTCCCTGGGATTCGGGCAGCTTATATCACTGACAAAGCGATTCAAACCATTCAAGAAAGCAGGTTAGACTCTGTCTTTATTCTTGACGTGGAGGAATACGACACCAATGCATCTCTGGTAACTGGTTCTTCTCAAATAGTCAGTGTTTCTAATACTGCTGACAACTTTAGAAACCGTGGCTTAGACACAAGTTATGCGGCTGCTTACTTCCCTGACGTGAACATGCGCCATCCATTTAATCAAACAATTGTGCGCGTACCTCCATCGGTCGCAGTGCTAGGGGCTATTGCCCGCAGCGATGCCATGTCGCATGAGTGGTTTGCTGTTGCCGGTTACGAACGCGGACCTTTGGTAAATGCAGATTCAGCCAATACTTCGCTGAATTTGAACAACAGAAATTATTTGCAAAGTGCAAATATTAATCCGATTTTGTCCTTCCCTGGAAGTGGCGGTCTGATTATTTGGGGACAGAAGACCCTTCAAGCAAATGCTTCTAGCACAGATCGCTTGAGTGTACGTCGGCTCTTAATCGAGATTCGTCGTCGTGTCAAAAACGTTTCCACGCAAATCATTTTTGAGCCAAACCGCGCAGCTACGTTGCAAAAATTTGAGAAATTGGTTGCTCCGATTTTAAGCGCTATTCAGTCTCAACAAGGTATTGACCGTTTTGGTATCAAAATTGACGCAGATACAACCACACAGGCTGATATCGAGAACAACACCATTCGCGGGAAAATCATGGTTCGACCAACCCGAACTTTGGAATTTGCAGAAATTGATTTCTCAGTAAATAATGCAGGAGTCAATCTGTGAAACCCAACATCCAGAATCATCGTCTACATGAGGATGCTTTTATTGCACCTCATGATTCTCCTCATGGTTTACAAAGTTTTGAAAAACTTCAAGATGCGTTGCTCAATGTTGGTGAAATTGATCTTGTTAGTGTTGAAAATGCCAGAGATATTTTAGGCGACATTTTAGGAGAACCCCTCCCAGAACAACTTCGTATGGAGTTGGTCAGCATGATTAATCAATTAAAAGTTTTAACCAAAACAATCTTTGAAGTCAGAACAAGCTCAAACAGAATTATAAATCTTTATAAAAAAGAAAAATCTCATCGCGATCGTACCATTGTTCCTAGTAACAAAAAGCGATCACCAACCAAGTAAAATTACGTCTAAAATTTTCACAATAATCTATTTACAATTACAAGCACTTTTTTTGCTCTTTAAGGAGAACCTATAATGACTGAAATTTTAGACGTTGCTGATATGCAACCAGAAAACTTTCAACCAAAGATGAAATTTCAATTTCTTCTTGCGATTGAAGGAATTGATTCGTTTTTAGTAAAGAGCAGTGCTCTTCCCGAGATTACTTTTGAGGAAATTGAAATTCCTTGGATGAATAACACTCGTTATATCGCCGGTAAAGGAAAATTCAATGAAATTACCATTACCCTACATGACCCAATTGCTCCATCAGGCGCGCAACAGGTTATGGAATGGGTACGACTCCAATGGGAATCAGTGTCAGGTCGTGCAGGTTATGCCGACTACTACAAACGCGATATTATGTTGAAACAATGTGATCCTATTGGCGCCGTTATTTCAGTGTGGGATATCAAAGGCGCTTTCGTAAAAGTATCAAATTTTGGTGAATTCAATTACTCAACAAGTGAAGCTATAGAGTTATCCATCACGGTTCGTTACGATAATGCTGTTTTGTTATGGTAAGACTCGTTTGCAATTACGCACTGCACGAAAAAAAATCGATGTGTTGAGTTCTCTTCCGAGGATGGCGAAATGCAATTCAGTTTTCTCTTCGTTGCCACAGTTTTGATAAACTCCCAACTTAACAATTAAGGATAGAATTTTTCATGAATGCATTACTTCGTGAATTTATTAAACGCAGTATCCTCCTGCGTGAATCAACAATAAGCACCAATATTCAAGAACTTGAACATTTTGTTTTTGATCTCGCGGCACGTTCGGCTATTAAGCCAGATGAATACCAGTCTTATGTCGATTCAATGAAAGAGATGTACGCAGAAGATGGCGACGAATGGACACCTGACCTAGAAAAACAATATCTGGAAGCTCTCGGAACCAACGAAATTGATACCAAAACAAAGATGCTTGGGAGATTTAATATCTTCCTTGCTCTTATCACCGAAAGAATTCAGATTGCTATTAAATTAATCGATCCTTGGTTCAATACCAATATCCAAATAACGATTAACACACACGACATGAGAACGCAATATGAATTCGAAAAAACTGAACTAACCGCTAGTGTAGCTCTTGATGGGGATGAAGATTTTGAGTTCTACATCGACCAGAACCTTCAGGCAGAAATGAATGAAATTTACGAAGCCTCCCTAGAAGAAGAAGACACTATCAAAGACCCGCGGAAGATTAGTGATTTCTACAATCTTTATAAAAAATTTACCAACCCAACTCAGACATCCCCTAAGGCATTGGTGCTATATACTGCTCGTCCGATTAAAGATCGCCATGTATATTCAACAACAGCCGAAATTCCTAATTACATTTGGCTAACAAACAGACATCAATATGCTTTAGCGCTAGCAAATGATTTTGGCGGCGAACGTGATGTCTACAGAGTTAAAATTCTAGACAAATATGTTGTCAAGCGTTTGGACGATGGCTCCGAGAGGCACTTTCAGGTAATTACGAATAACCCAACAGCTCCTGTTATTGGCATCCAGAGAATAGAGTGATATTTAACCATATGAAATCCTTAAATGAAATTAGTGTTGGCTTTTCAAGTGATCCGCAACTAGGGAAACTAAAAAACGAAATAGAAATCAACAAAATTTTTATTCGCCATATTGGAATAAAACCAATTCAGCATTTTGCTTCATATTTTTCATATGCTTTGGCGACGATCGCGAAAGGCATCCATGAACCAACCCAGGAGCGTCCATTTAGAAATTTACAAATTCATGCCTCCAACTTATCAAAGCAAACAAGCCAAATCGAAAACGTGTTAACACGTTTCAAGGGTGATAAATTCGCTCAAGATCTTAAACGCGATCAAACATATTATATTAAAGCTTTAGAGCTTGTCGATAAATACCAAATTCTTCATTCGACTTTGGAATTATTTTTACACGAGAGCTCTAGAATGACTTTTGAGGTTTTAAAAACACACATAAAAGAAATCGTCGAACTCTTTTTTAAATGCTTGGTTCTACAGAACGACCTTGGCGGGTTTGAAGGTTTGGCTTTGATGGTAGTTCATGTTCGCGGAATGCAAAAAGACCTAAAAGGTCTAGAAAGTCTAGAATAAAAATTCGGTAGCGGCATAATTGTACAATAAGGCTTAGTTTTTGTATCTTTCAAAAAAGATGTCTTTTTGGAGAATTAAACCATGGTCGAACAAACACCTCGCACGCAACTCTTTGGCGCATCAGAAACCGTGATACCAAACCCAATTCAAGGTATCATCGGAGATGTACCTGTTGAATCCATTCCTTTGCCATCCAGAGGAAAACTCTATCCCCCAACCTCAGCGGCCCACAATGTCGAAACTGTGGAAATCCGCCCAATGACGGCCCACGATGAAGATATTTTAACTTCTCCTGCTTTACAGAAAAGAGGTACAGTCGTTACTGAGCTTCTACAAGGTTGTCTTTACGCCGACCCCGGAGTGAAAAAAATCAACGTTCGCGAACTCGTCTCTGGCGATCGTGATGCTTTGATGATTGCAATTCGCAGTATCAGTTATGGATCTGACTATAACGCCGAAACACACTGTCCACAATGTGACAATAAAGAAAAGCATGTGTTTAGCCTAAAACTTCCTATGAAGCGTTTAGAAATCGACCCGATCGCTCCCGGACTTAACGCCTTCCCTTACACTCTTCCTATTAGCAAACGAAATGTGATTTTCCGTTTTTTGACAGTTGCAGACGAAGAAGAGATTATGCTTACCCAAGAGCGCATGAAAAAATCAACGAATCGTCAAACAAATAATCTTGTGACAACTCGTTTACAATATTCGCTTCTTTCAGTTGATGGCGTTGATGACAAAAACAAAATTGCCCAGTTCGTCAAAACCATGTTGGCCGGAGACTCGTTAGCATTCCGTCGCTATGCCGACAAACACACTCCAGGCGTCCAGATGAAACAAAAAATTGTTTGTGGTGCCTGTTCTGAGGAAAGTGAGGTAATTCTTCCGTTGACATCGGAATTCTTTTATCCCACAAACGACGACGAGGTTTGAGTTATTTCTTGAACACTTTTTCATCCTGGGGTATTATTTCGGGATGTCGTGGTCTGAGTTTTATCACTTTCCAGTTCCTTACAGATTATGGCTTATCAAGCGAATCAATCAGGAATTAGATAGAACAAAACAAGCGGGCCAAGTTCAATCTAAAGCCCTTCATGATAACACGCCCGACATACGCTCTATGCTAGGTCGCCAACGAACCGAAGTTCCTTCCCGTCACATCAAATTCACATAAAGTTTAAACCAAAACCTTTCCATCTCTTATTATCCTTCGAAGAAGGAAGTGGTAATGAGCAAAGGAAATTTAACTTGTATTTGTGGCGGAATGTTTGCTGGCAAGACAGAGGAGATGATTCGCAGAATAAAAGGAGCAGTTTTTGCTAGAGAAAAAATTGTAGTTTTTACCCCTAGCATCGATAATCGCAGAGGCGTCGGAAATATCATCTCTCATGGTAATATCGACTTACATAAAACGACCGGGATTGTCCCTTTGGTTTTGAAGGTAAATGCTACTGCTGAAGAATTTAGAGAACTCAGAATCCGTTTGGTGGATGATGAAGTTGATCTTGTGGCGATCGATGAAATTCAATTCTTCGAAAAAACAATCATTGATTTTGTGACTGAGTTAATTTGCTCTGATGTTAAGGTGATTGTAGCCGGGTTGGACCTAACTGCGAATGGCAAACCTTTTGGACCCATCCCAGAGCTTCTAGCCCTATCCGAAGAGCCCGTAAAGCTAAGATCGATCTGTTCTTGTTGCCACAAAGCAGCAACAAGAACATTTTTTAGAAACGGTACTTTAAAACAAGAAATAATTGTTGGCGGAAATGATTTGTTCGAACCTAGATGCTTAAAATGTTGGGTCGAAGGCCAAACATCAAACCAACCAAGCGATTCCTGATATTTTCTCGAAATCACGCCCTTTTACTAACTTTTCTTTTTGGGCTTGTGCTATTGATTCCACAGTCGCATAGGGATCTTTCAAGAGATATTGATAATCTTTGGTGGCTTTTAACGCTTCAATAAATGCGATTAGCATTTCAGGAGTTCCTGAAATATTTGCGTTCGTTAGTCCGCCTGTTTCTAGCGCACACCCCAAAAGTGCAAATAATAATTTACCAGAAAGATTTGTATCCATTTAAAACTTCTCCAAACCTGTAATTAGAGATGGAGAATATTAATCCATGGCAGGTAGAGACGACGGCGAAGACACGCTCAAATATCAGCAACAACAAATGCAATTTCAAAAATTGCTTGTAAAAATGGCTGAAGACAGAGCCAAAGCAGCAGAACGCGAAACCCAATACATGGAGCAAGTTGCTCGTTTAACCGGCAATGCCACAAGAAGCACGAGTGACACAACACAGCGCATTCGTGAATTGAATGACGGGATCAGCCAAGGCTCGCAAAGAATTCGTGACACCAATGATGCTTGGGGTGCCATGGGAAACATTTTTGGCAAGATAGGCAAAACCGCCAAAGACATTTGGGGCAATATAGGCAACAAAATGAAGGAGATGGGCAAACAAGGTGTTCTAGTGACCGCCGTCAGGGAAGGCTTTAGTGGACTAGCCTCTTCTTTTACTACGCTTTGGTCTTTAGCCAAAGTAGGGACAAATGTTCTCGGGGGTGTTATAGGTAGTATTTGGGAGTTAGGAAAAAGCATTCTTGCAATTCCTATTAGTATTTTTACAGGCTTAGTAGACATGGCCTCTCAAATGGGAGGGGATAACGCACTTGCCCAAGCCTTCGAAGACCTCAGAAAAGAAATGGGCGCATTCAACCAACGCGAAGCTCGTGATGTTATTGTATCTTTCCGCTCGATGCGTGGCCAATTAGCAGAAACAGGGTTAAGCGTTTATCGTGTTTTTGGAAGTATGGCCGAACGTTTAAAAGAGGTTACCAAACTTGCTACGGACATGGGCGCTGTGTGGCATGTTCAGGGAGATAACATTGCTCGCAATGCGGAACGAGTTATGGCCTTCCAGAAGGGTCTAGGGCTCACAGGCGAGGCCATGAAAGCTATTGGCGCCAGGGCAGCCGCAGCCGGAACAGATATTTCAGATAACCTCCGTCAAATGGCTACGATGTCACTGCAAATGGGGCGTTCGTTTGGAATGAGTTCTAAACTTATTTCAAGAGACGTTGGTGAAATGACTAAAGACGTTGCTAATTTCTCAAGTGTTGGTATTAGCGCCATGACTTCGCTGTCCGTTTACGCGCGTAAATTAGGCGTTGAATTCAAGTCACTTTTGGGTGTCGTGGACAAATTTGACAATTTTGAAGATGCTGCAACGAATGCCGCAAAACTCTCGCAGGCTTTCGGGTTAAATGTAGATGCCATGAAGCTGATGAGGGAGCAAGACCCCGGAGCCCGTGTTGAAATGCTCAGAAAGAGTTTCTATGCCACAGGGCGAAGCGTCGAGGGAATGACGCGCCAAAGTCTGAAGTTATTGGCAGCAACCTCTGGTATTTCCGAAGAAGCAGCAAAACAAGTGTTCGCTTTGAAAAATCAAGGCGTGTCATATACGGATATTCAGAGAAAGGCTGCCGTCGCCGAAACTAGACAGCTATCGCAAGCAGAGGCAATGAAGCAACTGGCTTCTTCTATTGAAAGATTGACTCAATCTGGAAGTATGTCCAAAGGAGGATTCTGGCATCAATTCGTAGAAGGTCTGGGTGCTGGGATAAAACGTTCTAGAGATTTCCGTGTTTTAATGAGAACTCTCCATCGAGATTTGCGTGAAACTTGGAGGGCCGGAAGGGACGTTGGTCGTGCTTTCGTCGAGGCTTTCCCTGGTGTCAAAACATTTTTTCAGGGCATAACTAAAATGTTTGAACGCGGACGATTCCGAGGAATGATTCGCGGGGTTGTCAGCGAATTTAGAACATTTTTCAAAGCCGTTCAAACTGATCCAAAAACCGGGTTGATTAATCTACTAGAGGGCTTAAAAAAGAATTTCTTTAATTGGTTTTCTCCGACTTCGAGCGCAGGCAGTGGTGTTTTAGCGGGCTTTAAATCATTCTTCAAAACTCTTGGTGGAATAGCTGGCTCTTTATTGGAACAAGCCCTCAAAGGCGTGGCAACGGGCATTAGATACGTTACGGAATTCTTGCGCAACCCTAGTGCTTTCATGAATTCAGCCATGGCAGGAGGAAGTGGCATCCTATCATTCGTTGGCGAAGTTTTAAAACCAATTTGGGAGGCAATCAAAAATTCCTGGCCTGACCTTAGAGATGCTTTCGAGAGATTGTTTATAACTGCTTGGGAGAAAATCGAAGAAGGCTGGGCTGCGCTAAAACCTCTTGTTTTAGCGCAAGCTAAAAAGTATTGGAAAGAAATTGCTGCTTATTTTTTGATTCCGTTATTGTCTCGTTCGCTATTGGGCGGAGTTTTTGCGGCCATTGGAAAAACTTTTTGGGATCAAGCCGCAGGAGCCATTTTCAGTAATGCCGCTTCTCGCACGTCAATGAATACCGCCGCTAGAACAGGAACTAGCGGAATTCAAGCTGCCGCGGAAGCTGCACGCACGCAGGCTGCAAACGTAGGCGCTGCGACAGCCGGTGCGACGCCACCGGGGCCAGCAACAGGTAGAAGCTTAGGAGGGTTTGTTGAGTCATTCCGGGGTGTTGAGTATGGCGATATCGCAAAAATGACCGCGACACTTTTGGGTATTGCTGTTGCTTTGGCCGGTGGTGGTATTTTGATGGCCTACTCAATCGTTGCTGTGGACAAAATTTTTAAATCAAACAGCACGACAGTTGAAGGCATAGCAGTTTCCCTTGGAGCATTAGCCGGTGCAGCCATCGCGATGATTCCGGTTATTTATGCCACTAAATTAGTTCAAGGTGCCGGTGGCGGACCCGAGATAGCCAAAGGAATGTTTATTATTGGTGCTTCTATTTTGGCAATGGGAGTAACTCTTGGCTTGATTACAAAAGGCTTCGAAATGGCCAAAATAACCCCAAGCCAAGCTCAGGGCATGGCTCTTTCCATGGGCGCCATGGGCCTTGTGTTTATTGAAGCTGGTGTGGTTGTCGCAGTTGCAGGGGCAGTTGGCGCTGCCATTATGGCTAATGCGTTATTGGTGGGTGGTTCGATTGCGGTAGGCTTAGGGGTTCTTAGCACGGTTGTCGGAGGAATGGCGGCTGTCACAATACAAATAATTTCGGCTATCAACACTCTGCCAAACGACACAAATTTCCCAGAAAAAGTAAGAGTGTTCACTGGCTTGATGAACAGTATTGCTATGATTGCCGGTAAGCTTTCTGGGTTTATCGAGATTGTAACTCCAACTTTCTCAGAATTGCTTTTAACCAGAACCACATTTGCTACAAAAATCGCCGGAGTAAATCAATTCATCCGTGAAATTATTGGAACACCAACGACAGGGATTTTGGGTATAATTTTTTCAATCAAGCAAACATTGATAGAGCTTGGCTCAACACCCAATTTGGCGCAAGGTGCTCAAGTTCTAGGGTCGGTAATGTCTGGCGTGACTTCGGCTTTGCAGGCCATGTTGCCGCCGCCTGAGTTTTGGAGAACTACCGCTTCGTGGTCGGTACAAGCTGGGTCAGGAGATCATGCCGCTAATTTAGGCCAGCTTCGTGTTTACATTCACACCATCTCAGCAGCTATCAGCGAATTTATTCGCGAAGTGAAAGGTTCTATTACGGATTTAGCTGGGTTGACTATTTCTCAAAATCAGATCAAAGCCGTGGGGGCTATTGGCCCAATACTCGCGGGTGTTGGTGGAATTGTTCAAGCAATTAATCCGCCACCAGCTTTTTGGGAAGCAGTTTCGAGAGTTACAAATGGCGCCGGAACTACGCTTAGAGTAACTCTCGATGCCCTCGGCGGGTATTTCCGGGCTGTTTTACCGCAAGTAAAAGTCTTAATAGACAACGCAAGAGATGCAATCATACAACTACTACCAGCTTTATCAACACTAAATCCGGGTAGTATCAAATCTCTTGAGGTGGTTGGGCCATTATTGTCGTCTATTGTATCTTTCGTTCAATCGATTATGACAATAGCGCAAGGTTCGCAGAGTGGAGCAGGAGCAAACTCGCAGCAAATTACAGATGCCATACAACGGCGCGTTGTCCACTTGCAAGGATTTATGTTGTTTTTGGCCGATATCTTACCAGCCATGATGGGAAGTATCGGAAGTAGTCTTAGATTGCTTGTCCAAGGCGACAGGGCTGCTAGTGTGTCTCCGTCTCAAATAAAAGGCAAAATTAACGCCATTAAATCTACATTCGATTTAATGGCAATGATTCCATCTCTTTTCTCTGGGTTGAGTGGCGGAAGCAATGGGGCGCCGATCAATGCGCGAGCAGTTCTGATCATGACAACAAATTTAAGAGTTT